CCTAAATTAACATCGGGGTAGAGTTGATCGGCAACGCTTAAAAGCCCTTCCACAGTCTCTTTAGAGTACCTTCGCGTCATGCGTGGGTCGGTGTGTCGGAGCACCTTTTGAGCCGCCTCAATATTTAGTTTTTCGTTAATCTCGGTCGCCAAGTTGTGACGTAACTGGTGTGGATACCAATGTGGTACACCTGCGGACAGGCACGCACGCGCGACACTTTTTTGTTGATGACCGACAGACCAAGGGAACCACCTGTCACAAAATGTCTTGGGCATACAGGCCTGAAGTAGTTCAACCGCCGGCGCTGGGATCAGCACAAAAGCAACGCCAGTGTGTTCTACCGTCTTGTGCTTTTCAAGCCGATAGATCCAGTGCTCACGGGACATATCGCAATCCTGCGGGCACATCGACAGCAGTTCCTTGGACCTCATGCCGGTCAGACGCTGGACCTGAATCGCAATCTTGACACCGGCCGGAAGGTAGGGCAGGGCGAGTTCATACTGACTGGAAGTCACCGGTTCGACCGCTGGATTGTCGATAGCACCCTCTCGCCCAGGTGCAATTGGTTTGACGGCGGACAGCCGCTGCCACACGTCCGGTTCAACCAGTCCTTCCTCGACTGCCCATTTGAAGCAAGCGATTATCTGGGTGGCTCTCTTATTGACTGATCTCCGCACGTGACCTTTTTTGATGAGCGACTTACGAACCGCCTTAAGTTGTGGTGGACCGAACTCGCCAGCGAGCCGACTTCCATATAGATCAGTCAGCGAATCCACCGCATAGCGCAGGTTCACCGCTTCGGTACGACCGTTCTTTTTTTGGCCGTAGTAGGTGACACAAAAGGCGAGATACCTGATTCCCAGTTCCATCACCGTGAGTGGCTTTTCGGGCACGACCTCAACGGGCCAGTCACCGGTTGCGTGGATGATTTCGCACATTTCATAAAACGCCTGCCGCGATTCGGGCGAGTTGAACGCCCCGGGCAGATACTTATACACGTTGTTAAAATAGATTCTGGCGCGACCAGAACTATGTAACGTGTACTTGGGTATAGGGTTAGGTGGGCGTGCCATGTCGCCGCCGGTGAAAATTCTCAACATTGTTGTCTAAGTATTCCGGAATTGTCGAACACTTAACGTCTTGTCTTAAAAGCCTTAATCCTAAAGACTTACCGCAATACACCCGGCAAGATTCGAACTTGCGGCCTTTTGCTCCGGAGTTCTGCAAGGTCGTCGATTCAGATCTTCTCAAAGTGTAACCCATGTGTCACCAACGGATTGCGATTTTAAAGGGGGAGGACGGGTTAGTTATCGGGCAACCGGCTTTGCGATCTTCTTGAGCGCAATAGCGTTTTGCTCAAGTTCTTTCGCCCATTCATCCTGACCTTTGGCCCAGAATCCGCAGATTAGGCCCTGTAAAAATTCACGCTCGGTAAATGTCACGCCAGATGGCCGAATCTCAGACATCTCGGCCCAACCGACAACTTGTTTCAGCACGCCGTGGATTTGCTCTGGTGCAGCAAAGCCAATCTTTCTCAGCTCTGTTGGTACCTTTGCGGTCGCTGTCTTCATCTAGTTACCTTTTTCTGATTGGCACAATTGCCACATGTATACTATTACCTTTCGGCCAACAAATCAACTAGGTTTTTCGGTCGGTTCCTAGTCACCTAGTTGACAGTACCTAGTTACATTGTTATATTGTGTCTGTTGGTTCATAGTTACGAACACACACAGGGGAAATCAGATGGTCAAGAAGAAAAGACTTGTAGTGAACGTATCGGAAGACATCAGCGACTCACTTTGGCTTTTGCACTGCGAGCAGAAGATATCACAGTCGCGAATCGTCGAAAGGATCCTTGAGGATTCACTGGCGGGTTACTTAGAAGTCGTGAGAGCAGAAAAGAGAATCCTATCCAATGGCTAAACTCCGTGGTCGGCAGTTTGTGGTTTGTGGCAAGGATTACAACGCCACGACATTGGCTGCCGAAGTCGCTCGGATCAAATCGAGACTGTCTTATGGCGAGTCGATCACCCGAGGTGATAGCGATTTTGAGTTCATGGCCTCGCTTTACGACCTTTTCTATCCAAAGAAGTTCGATAGTGAAGACAAGCCAGACAGCAGTAAAATGGTCATGGACTTAACTGTACTGCCTAATAGGGTATGTGATTACCAGAGCCTTACTTTTTTCTGGATCATGCCTGACGGCGACTTAGTGAACTGGCAACCTATCGACTGCTGGAAGATTAAGACTCGCGTGTCGCTCGTACGGGATGCGTTCAGGTCGGCAGTGAAAAAACAGGTTTACGAGAAACTCACCACTATGGTCAGAGTTCTTGGTGGGCAACCAATGGACTGCCCGATCACAGGTAAATCTTTTGACCCGAGCAAAAAAGGTCAGGCGGATGTCGATCACGAGCCGCCTGAATTCCGAGACATTTTCGCGGAATTCATCTCCTGTCGCGGCTTGGATCTTAACGAGATCGAAGTGTACCGCGACAACGGAACTTTCTTGGTGGATAAAGCTCTTGAGGCTGATTTCCAAGACTACCACAGGAAGTCAGCACGCCTGCGGGTGGTGTCTAAAGAGGGGCACAAAATCAAGACTTACAAATGGATCGGCAGCACCGCATCATGAACCCTCACTGGGAAGCCTATTTTCAGGCCGTCAAAAGATCTGATCTTTTGGCGGCTTTTGACGCGATGGATTTGCTCGGACTAAGGCCCCTGGCACTTTACAGGGACGACCACGGCAAAGTAAAGAAACCTGTCGGGGTTGGATGGGGAAAACATTCCATCCCAGACAGGCGAAAGATATTACAAGATACCATTCTTAATCACCCAAAAGACGCGGGGCTTGGCTGTCAGCCGTTTGGGTACGTCGTGTTTGATCTTGATCCACCTGGTAAGGATTTCAGCAAAATCGAAAGTATCCGAGACGATTTTATCGAAATCGCGTTCGGAGGGGAAGTACACGAGACACATGTTGTCAGAGGTGCTGGTGGGCTGCACTTATGGTACAAGGCGACGCCTGAATTCCTGAAGAAGTACGGCGATCAGCCGAGGCGAAAAATCAACATGCCTGGCGGTGGGCACGTCGAAATTTTCGTAGGCTCAGAGACCGGACAGGCACAGGTGGCGTGCGCCCCGTCAGAGGGAAAACATATTGATAGGGACGTGGAACCAGCGGACCTTCCGGACGTTGCAGCACATTGGCTGATGGAGATCAAAGGGGAGTACAAGGCGACTTCGGAGAATACCGTTAGGTGTGAAGTTCCAGCGGCGTCAGACACTTGGGAATCTGGGTGGTTCGCTAACCGGACCAATAAACTAATTGACAAGATCGCAGCATCTGCGTCCGGTGAACTGCACTTCACCTTGCGAGCCAACGTCAGGATGGCGGGCGGGTATGCAGCAGGGATGGGGCTTGAGTATCAGAAATCAGAGATATTCCAGTCGGTGGAATCGGCACTGATGTCGAATGGGAATTGCCGATCCTTAAGATGTGCTCAGAAGACGATGGAATGGGCTTGGACAAGAGGCACAGCACAGCCCGTTGCGCCAAAGAAATACGAGTCGAAGCGTGGGACAACGATCGAACTGCCAGCGGAAAACCAGAAGTCATTATTGGTGAAAAGTGAGGACCAGAAAGAGGATTTCGGTGGCGACGCTTCAGCGTGCAAGAATCAACTCATCCCTTATTACGACCCTTTCTTAACCGCAACAGAATTCATAGCGAGTGAACACCAGAACCGGTTTGTGACTTGGCAGGGGACATCATGGCAATGGCGAGCGGGGAAATATCAGGAGATCAGGCCAGATGAACTTAGAGCGACAATCGGAGGGTATATTGACCACTGGTTCCTGATGAATGCGGAGCAGTGTTATGCCAGGCTGGATGACCCCGAAGAGAAAGCGAAGTACAAGAAAAAGCCGGTCACATCTGGAGTGATCCAGTCGGCTTATCAGGCGTTCACATCTATCAGTACAATACCGGATCGCAAGCTCCCAAAAATGCCTTATTGGATTGACCGGACGCAAGGCGACTGGGATCCGGTTGAGACTATCGCACTCAGGAACTGCATACTTAACGTCAGGACAAAACAGACACAGGACCTCAGCAACAGGTGGTTTTCAAAAGTCAGATCTAACGTGGAATGGACTGGTGAGGGGGCAGATTGTCCAGCCTGGAAAGCGTTCCTGGAATCCTGTTTCCCCAATGATCCGCAGTCAATTGAGTTACTCCAGATGTTTTTTGGCCTCTGTCTGACATCGAATACCAGCTTCCAAAAGATACTCGCCATGATCGGTCCGCCGCGATCAGGAAAGGGTACGATCACGAGAACGATGGGGAACATGATTGGCCCTGAATCCGTGGCATCACTAGGGATTGGCGACTTGGCTCGGGAGTTTGGCCTTGAGAAACTTATCGGCGTACCTGTGGCAATCATGCCTGACGTGCGGTTTGGATCGCGTGACAACGTTTCAGACGCGATTGAACGCATCTTATCTATCTCAGGAGAGGACGAAATCAGGATCGCAAGGAAGTACCAGTCTGACTGGTCAGGAAAACTACCCACGAGGATCATCATGGCATCAAACGAAATGCCACGGCTCCCAGATGCAGCTGCGGCCATCCCAACACGCCTGCTGGTCCTACAATTCACAGAGAGCCACGTTGGGAGGGAAGACCAGACACTTCACAGTAGGATTGCATCGGAGATGACCGGCATTCTAGCGTGGGCGGTTGAAGGGTATTCCAAGTTGCTCCAATCGGGCAAATTCCCTGAAAACGATTCCACTTCAAACGCTATCGAGGAAGCAAAAGAAATTGGATCACCCGCCCAGGCATTCGTCGCGGACTGCATTGAGGTCACCGGTGATGAATCTGAGACGCTCGAAATCGGCAAGATCTACGACACTTACAAGGCGTGGTGTGGGCAGACGGGACGGCACCCCGCCTGTATTCAGACCATCTCAAAACAGATCAAAGACCTGTATCCAAAGTTGAGAGTCGCCAGACTCGGGAACCGAACCGAGACTCGCAAGAGGTGCCTGAGGGGTCTGATCTTTACGGATTACGGATGGAATTTGAGCGTCCAGGCAGGCGGAATCCGATCCGACTTCTAAGATATTCAAGAAAACAACAACGATGCGGGCACGGAAAAACGATCCGTGTCCGCATCTTTGTTGATTGTGTCCACATCGTGTCCACATTGTGTCCATACTTAAGTACTTGCTATATATAGGCGTGTCCACAGGTCCACATCTTTTACCTATATTGTTTATAAACAAAATAATAATAGAAATAGAAAAAAGGAAAAATAGAAACAAAGTAACAATATATAAACAATGCCCGTGGACGCGGTCACAGTGGACACACGTGGACACCAAAAACTTTTTCGCTTTTCTTCTTGACAGTACTTAGTCTCTTAGTTATATTGATTCTAGATGACTAAGGTAACTTGTCACCTAGGAAACTTCAGTCAGTCAGTCAGTCAGTCAGTAAGTAAGTCACCAAGCCCAGTAAGTAACACTCTTCGCGGAGCACACAATGAACAGCATCTTAGACCAAGACTTAGAGCACCAAGCCCGCCTGAAGGCTGGCCTGCGTGATTACGATGACCAATGGATCGAGAGGGAGCGAATGGCCAACGAACTTCAGCAGCGTTTCGAGTCCAGCCGCCAGCGCGAGGAAGAGCAAACCGCTCGGCTCCTGGACACCGCTTTTCAGAGCGAGCAACGTCTTCTGGCTACCATCGAATCAGCCTTATTGGGTGATGACCACACGGCAAACCTGTCGCACGCCGCCGTCACCCTTGCTCGGCTCCGCAGTCTCCTAACGGAGCTGACACGATGAACACCATTGACATGCGAGACGTGGACCGAACGAACCGCCTAGTGATCCGCCAAGCCGAAGAAATCATCCGACTCAAGAACCAGCTCACCACGCTCACTTGGGCGGCACATATCCCGCTGTCGCTGCCTGCTGGCGAGGCAATGACTGCTTGTGATCTTGGCGTGCTCCGATCTGAAGTGGATTCCGCAGAAGCATTATTGGAGGCCAAGCCATGATCAACGAACTCGACACAGCAAACATCAAGGCCGAGCTGCGTGATTATGCCGCTCGCAATTACAAGACACAAAAGACCATCAAAAAAGCGCTTGAGTCTCGACTTGAGCGAACGATGGAATCGCATAATGACTGCAGGTGGATTTTGAGAATCATCTCCGCCGCAGAATCCGGTCGTGAACTGAACTGGCTCACCGGACAGTTAGAGTGGCTTGAATATGGCGCCCCAGCCGTTCAGCCACACTTTATCAATCACGCGATTGCCCTGTGCAAACAAGCAATCGCCAACCAAACACCTGCATTGGTGTGACGCCGCGAAGCCACGGCCAATCGGATTTTGGCCGTGGCGTGTTTTCTAGCACGTTTCAACAGATTCACACATAGACAAGTAAAGAGGCATCCCATGTCAGATCTCGTATTCGGTCCAAATCGTTCACCCGTCGGTCGCATCAGTTACCCGTTCATTTGGACACCCCGCGAGTCCCAGGACGGCAAGGGTAAACCCCGTTACTCGGCCTCGCTGATCCTTGATCGGCAAGACCCAATCGTACAAGTAATTTACGACGACTGTGTAGCGGTTGCCAGAGAGTTTTTCGGGGCACGCTGGGGCGGCAATCCAGCAGGCTTTAAGGAACACTGGCCGATTAAAAATCGCGACCTTGAAACCAAGGTGCAAGGCGATCCAGCCTTCGGTAACGTGGTTCTGAACGCATCCTGCTCCGATAAACGGGCGCCGCGGATCATGGACCGTAATAACAAGCCGATCCAAAGTCAGACGGAGGTTTACGGCGGCATGATCGGTGCCATCCATGTCCAAGCTATGGCTTACGACCAAAACGGCTTCAAGGGTGTCAAGCTGTGGCTCAACGGGCTCACTAAAGTGGCTGACGCCGAGAAGTTTGGTAATGGCGATTTCGAGCCACCGGTGGGTGAATACGCTGTCCCTGAATATCTCAGGGCCAAAGTGATCCAGCCTGCCTACACGCAACACCAAACGGCACCGGCCTACACCCAGTCTGATGCCGATTCGATGATGATGCGTGCGGTTAGCGGTTCGCACGACCACGTTGACGGCATCCCATTCTGAACCACGGACGGTCGCCCAGGCTGGTCATACGCAGCCGGCCTGGGATTTTCACCACACCACTATATTTGAAAGGTAAGTAAATGAACACCGATTTAGAGCTGCTCCAAACCGAGCTTGAGCGATGTTTGCAACGAAACCGACTGGCAATCTTGGTGCCAGAATTTGATAAGGAACTGCTCTCGGAGGCGATGGGCGATGTGCGTCGGCTATGGAGACGGATCGAATCCAAAACCTCCGACCGCATACCGTTTCAGCCGTCTATTGAAGTTGACGAGGTGCAGTCATGACCACCGCAACAATGACAGCACCGCTGTTTACCGCCGCCGAAACATTTCTGGCTGCCCGTGCCAAGAGATTAAACATGGCCGAAATCACCCTGATCAGTATGTGGCCAGAACGGGCGGGCAAGTACAAGTTCGCCATCGACTATGCTCGCAAGGAAACCGCACTGGCACTGGCTCGCAACCTGGCTGCCGATCCTGACGCTGACCCTGATGCGATTGTGCGGTTAATGAACCGCCACCCTTACGATCGCATTGTCTCGCTCGGTTCTGACAAAGACGGTAATGAGTTTTTGGTGGAGGAGTCCCAGGCGAGTCGGCACTGGACTGCCCACCCGGAACAAGTGACATAAGATCAGCACCCGTAAGCCGCCATCTTTGCTCCGATTTCTAGGCGGTGTCGGTCGTGGCTCGGTGGAATCCTTACCACCCGCCCCTTCATGAGAGGGGCAAGAGTGATCAGGCTGGGAACTGAGCGACCGATAAGCGGGGCTGTATCCGCCGTCAGTGGGCAAGGGGGTCTATTTCCCTGCGTTGGTTCGATTCCAACGGGCGGCTTGTCAGGCTGGCCGATAACCAGTGCTGACTGACTCCTGATTAGTTGATTCCGATCCTGTTTCTCCGGCTCCACAGCCGGGCAAGATCACTTGGGCTAAGGGGGAGTTGACCAATCACACTCGCGCCGGTGGCTTCATACACCACCGGCACTCACTCAACATGGAGGTTACAGCAGATGCTAGTTCTAAAGTGCAAAATCGGCGAAGAGATCGTGATTTCGGTGAACGGAATCGAAACCGTTCTGACGGTGACGGAATCAGAACGCGGTGCGGTCAAGCTGGGTTTCACGGCTCCGCAGTCGGTTGTGATTGATCGTCGGGAAGTGTGGGAGCGGAAGCAGAGGCAAGCGGTAACTAAGGTAAGTTCAAATACAGGGGAATAACGATGGCTAAGACAGCAAGAAACTTGCACACCTGCCTAACGCTTGATACAAGCGTTCCCTCTGGTGCCAAACTGATTTGGATACCAAAGGCCATGATTTTCGTAGACCATTCTTACCAGCGGGACAAGATATCAGCAGACACAATCCGCAGTATTAAATCCAGTTGGAACTGGCTTTCATTCGGGGCTATGGTTATTGCAGATAGAGGAGGAGTCTACTACGTCGTAGACGGTCAGCACAGGCTATTGGCGGCAAGGTCAATTCAGGATATTAGCGTATTGCCATGCGTTGTCTATAAGTCGTCCAGCATTATTGATGAGGCCAAGAGTTTTCTGGGTGCGAATTCCCTCCGAAACCCAGTCAAAGCTGTCGACAAGTATAAAGCCATGATTGTGGCTGAAAACGAATTAGCCTTGACAGCGGATAGAATGCTATCGAACCTCGGTATCACAATCACGGCAAGGCCAGACTCTTACGGGCAAACAGGTATTATCACTGGGATATTGAGACGGACGCAAACAGATCCCGTTATATGCGAAAAGGCGTTGCGTCTTGCGTTGAAGATAACAGAGACAGAGAACACACCAATCACAACAGTTGCTTTCGAGGGGCTATGCTCCCTTGCAAAAAGCCTTGATGGCGAGGGACTAGACTGTAATCGGTTTCAATCCAGAATTACTGAGATTGGATCAAAAACCCTTTGTAGGGCAGCAAAAAATATGGCCTTGTCGCTTGAAAACGGTGGCCCTAGAAGCTGGGGTCTAGGGATGCTGGGTGCCGTTAATAAAGGATTGAAGACGAGATTTACCGTAAGGGACATCTCGTAATGACCCTAACCGGCGCGACAAACCAACGTATCGCGATCGTTTGCCAGTACAAAAGCGAGAATCCCGATTGCACCTTCCCCGACGATCGCGACCTTGATAAAGAGGTGCCAGGCAGCGGCGAACTGATCAGGCGGCTAGGGACGATTATCGAACATCACCAGCAGCACAAGATCAGGAGCGGCGGGACGATCGGAATCAGTTATTGCAGGTCGCACCGGTCGTTCGCCGTCCATGTCGGCAATGGAAAACATCGGCACGGCTACTACACAGCGAAGGAAGCGGCGGCGGCATATGACGCGGCTGCGATTGCAATGTACGGCGATGACGCGGTTCTGAACGACCCAGACGCGGTGGACACATTGGAACTAGATATACGGGACAAATTACTATCGACAATCCCCTGATCAGCCTTTTTGCGCTGGAAAATGATCGACACTTTCGCGGTGAGACGCTTGTTTCGCTGAGGGAAGCGTTGCAATCGGTACTGGACCGAAGGATCGGTTACGAGCGATTCGCGGCCTATTCGGACTCGCGGTCGCAACGGACCGAAATACTATTTATCCGCAGTGGCAATCTGGCGTGGTTTGTGTTGGATCGGCCAAACGATGGCGATCTGTTGCAATTCGCACGCGATCTCAAGTGGATGTGCCATCTTGATCCGCAATTGGCAGACTTTTCACCGTTACAGGAGGCTTCGGCAAGATGCACAGCATGACAGAAATATTCGAGACGCTCCTGTTCCCGTTCACTGGCTTGATGCTGCTGGTGGTGGCAAGGTGCTGCTATTCCGAGGCGATGGATTCGTGGGCAGAGTGGAGGCGAGGGCGATGATGACACCGCTTGAAGAATTAAAATCCGAGGTCGCCGATCTTTTTCAGCGGCGTGAGTTCGCAAGCAGACATGGAATGTTGCTGGAATCCTACTCCATCTGGACGTCGCAGATAGCCAGAAAGCTTGAGGAATACGTGGGCTTGCTTGAAGCCGAGAATCAATCACTCAAGGCTGAACTTGCGAAGCGTCCTGCCGTTTACATCGCCAAGCTCCCCTTCGGCACTATGTTCATGACTCACGAGGAACCGCAGGTGTTCCTGTCAATCGAGAATGCTAAAAAGTGGTTTGCAACCGTTCCGATTTATGACGTTGAATTCGAGCTTTACACGGGACAACAAAGAGAGGATGAAGAGGAGCCAACAAATGACACCGCTTGAGAAAGAACTGCTAACACCGCAAGTCGTTGGCGATTGGAAGCGTATTGCAACTATGCAATTAGAAAACAAGCGGGAGCGAATTGCTGTTCCCACAACCCTACTACTTGCAATGATTAACAAGATCCAGGCTAACGAGGTCACACATGCTTTGGAAGGAGCCAGCAAATGACACCGCTTGAACCGCTGACTGTGATCTGCCCCAGATGCTACAAAAGCTCGGTGCCAGCTTTCGTCTGCGACAACTGCCTTTCGTGCTGTGTGTGCTGTGTGTGTGACGACGACGAGGAGGAGGATGACAATGACACTGCTTGATTTTATCGCATCGCTACCACATGGCGAGGCCAAGGCTGCGGCGTTGACCATTTACAACCTGATGACGCCAGTGTGGATCGAAATTACTGACGATCCGGCCACGCTGCCTCAAATGGGAACAACCGTGATTCTCCGCGAAAATAGTGCCAACCGCCTTGAACGGGTCGGCTGGTTTGACAGGTTGTTTCCCGACACCGGCAGCCCTTGTTGGTTCAAGTCACAACTAGCCTTTTGGAGCAAACAAAGTCAGACCATAGAGCCTGCAACCCCAGACAGTTTGATTCAACCACCTACACATTGGAGGCCGATAGCATGAGTTGCCCTGATTACTACCTTCTGACCTCAGGTCGCGAGTTTATCGACTTCGCGAACAACGAACTTTCAGCCTGGCTTAAACCCCGCGTCTCTCATGAGGTTTACCACTGCATTATTTCCGCAATGGAACACCGGTTTCGATGTGGAAATAAAGAGGGTGAAGCGGAGACAGATAAAACAGCGGAAGAGTTCTGGCTATCAAGGGCAGTCTGGAGCCACGTCAAATCCCGTTCGGGACCTTATTTTATGAGCGACATCATGCCAGTTGTTCTGGCGATGGTCGATTCTGAGCGACGGAAAAAGGATTTAAAGAGGGCGAACGCATGATAATCCACATCAACCAACTGTACTATCAGTACATGGACCGTGCTGAACACGACAGACTCCTCAACGCAATGACCGAATTCTCAGAGGCCGCTTCGCAATATCAGGGAAGATTATCGGAACTAGAAAAAACCAGTTTGCTCTGGGATATCGTGATCAACAAAAAAACTAAGGTCACAGCCGATTGCCTGAGCCTTCAATTCTTTTTCCCTGATCATTCTCCATCAAAGGTCAAATTCCCAATATTCAGCACAAGCGGAATCACCGCGTTATCTTTATTCCTGTACTATCTAAGAGCCTTAGATTGCCCCAAGTTACCCTTTCCGGAGTTACAATCATGACCATCATCGGCATCGACCCCGGCAGCACGCATTCTGGCGTTTGCGTCATCGGCCCGATCGTTGGCACGGCCAATATCAAATTGCCAAATATCATGTCGGCTGACAAAATCTGTAACGACGAACTTCGCCGAACGCTGCGATCCGGATGGGCTAGGCACTGCGAGATTGCGATTGAAGATTTTATTTCTTATCAATTCGGGAAGTCATCGGATGCTACCAGCCAGTTTATCGGCATGGTGAAAGTTACAGCCGAGTACGAGCAAATTCCGCTCACCGTCTACACTCGGCGTGATTACGGTCAGTGGTTTACTGCCGGTGGTAAACTCAGTGACGCAACACTGCGGGCGGCCTTAGAATCAATCTACGGGCCGTCCGGTAAAAAGGGTGATCCACTCTACCTGCTCAGGGGAGCAACGGACAAACGATCGGCGTTTGCAATTGCCAAGTATCACGAGTTCATGATGTCACGGGTGGCCGTGGCAGGTGGTGCATAATGGCTCGTTTCATGGTGGCATTTCACGCACTTCGGAACATGATCCTGCACGGGGCAAGGCAGGAGAACCACATCGTGACCTACCAAGTGGACACGGACGACCCCGACATTATCACCAAAGTCTCGTCTGTTTTCCTTTCCGATCCAGACCCCAAGCCGAAGTGGGACCCTGAATGCAAAAACAAGCCAAAACCGAGTGGGAATGGCGATGCCAACTGACCCAACGGAGCCGCAAATGGTCGCGGCTCCGGGCATTGCACGGTGACAAGGCCAACCTTGCCGATCTGGGGCCGATCCCGTTACCACCGGTCAGTCTGGTGGAGTACCACACCCGCAGGAGGCGTGAACAAAATTAATATTTTTTAATTCGTTACCACACCATGACTTACGACTTTATTTTCACCGAAAGTGAACACGTACTACACCTTATAGGTAAAACGCGAGGCGAACACCATGCTTGTTGACACCTCTGGCCTCAAGGTTGCCCTCAGCAGTCTCAGCAACCGCGGGCGTAGCACTAAAGTGGATGTAGCAGTTGTGCGACGTGCTTTCGCGCTTCTCCTACTGTTCGAAAACGTGAAAGACACAGACGCCTGCCAAATCCTCGGCGTCTGCCGCAACACGTATCGCAAGATGGTTGACCCAACTAAATCACGCAAAGCACCCGAAGTGATTGGCGTCGTGTTCGGCCAGGGTGATTGGACGCCTGAGACACAGGATCAAGACCCGGCCACCTGCGATCGTTGCCGAGGGATCAAACGCGGTTCGCGTCTCTACTGTGCCGCATGTCATTCCACGGGGTTTGAACGCGAACTTGAGCACGAGCGGATTGACGATATTTTCGCTGAGGCTTCTGAAGCTGAGGCTGAGGCACGCGACAAGAAGGCTAAACGGCGATGCCGGAAACTCAAATGAAAATCAAGACAGTCGCCATCGGCTCGATCAGTCAAGATCCTGCAAACCTGCGAAAGCACGGCGAAAGGAACATTGACGCGATCGTCGCCAGCCTTCGCAAGTTTGGGCAGCAACACCCGATTGTGATCGACTCCAAGGGCATCATCCTATCCGGCAACGGTCGGTACATGGCCGCAGTCAAACTAGGGTGGAGCGATATCAAGGTGGTCGAATCGTCGCTCACTGGATCGGCTGCGACGGCTTACGCCATCGCTGACAACCGGACGGCAGAACTGGCCGAGTGGGATACCACGGCGCTGGCTGAGACCTTGCGAGCGTTGCAATCGGAGGAGTTTGACACCACGGCGGCGGGGTATAGTGATGTCGAGATTGATGCACTTGTGGAGGGGTTGGGGAGTGAGTTGCTGAAAGGCGTCGCAGTTGACGACCCTGATGGGGATGACCCGGATGGAGAAGACTCTGACGACAGATACAGCGGAAAGATTACGCCGCCAATCTACGAACCGACAGGGGATTGCCCTAAGTTTAACGACCTGTATGATAGAGGCAAAACAGAATCTCTTGTAAAAGAGATAATCGCGGCAAAACTGCCTGAAGACGTTTCGGCGTTTCTACTAATATCGGCTGAGAGGCACACTGTTTTTGCGTTTCGTCAAATCGCGGAGTATTACTGCCACGCGAGCAAAGAGATTCAATGTCTAATGGAGCGAAGCGGATTAGTGATTATTGATATCGAAAAGGCAATAGAAAATGGATTTGTACATTTAAGTGAAAATCTAAAAAAACTTGCGGAGCTTGAAAATGTCTGAAGCAAACAAGTTCTGTATATTCATACTTTCTCATGGTCGTCCTAATAACGTCAAAACGCTTCGCACTCTCGAAAGGTGTAATTGGAATGGAAAAACCTATATAGTAATCGACGATGAAGACAAAACCGCAGATAGATACAAGAGCCTATATGGAGAAAAGGTTATTCAGTTCAGCAAGGAAGAATACTCGCATAAATTCGACGAGGGTGACAATTTCAAAGATAGAAGAACGATCACGTACGCAAGAAATGCGTGTTTTGACATAGCTGAAAATCTAGGGTATAAGTATTTCTTGCAACTTGACGATGATTACACATCGTTTATGTATCGTTTTCATATTCGCGACACAACCCATCAAATAGCAAACTTAACGTTTGAAAGGTCTATTTCAGAGCTATTAAATTTTTACATCAAAACACCGTGTTTATCTATTGCTATTGCTCAAGGTGGTGACTATCTCGGCGGAAACAAAGACCGCGAACTGGTAAGAACCAGAAGAAAGTGTATGAACTCATTTTTCTGCTCAACCGAAAGAAGGTTCCAGTTTAGGGGGCGATTCAATGAGGATGTAAACACTTATGTGACTCTTGGAAGGCAGGGCCACCTCTTTCTAACAATCATGCCTATGCAGTTAAATCAGTCGGCCACGCAAAGCAGCGGCGGCGGAATCTCTGATCTGTACAAAAAGTACGGAACTTACGTTAAGGCTCACACGACCGTATGTCACTCTCCATCTTGCGTGAAAATTGGCGTCATTGGTGACCGCCGAAGCCCTCATTTTAGAATACATCACAAGATAAACGTTCATGCTGCCTATCCAATGATTATTGATGAGAAATGGAGAAAATCCACTCCACTAAAACCAGTGAAAGTGTAGTGACGCATGCCACCGAACCTCCAAAACCTTAAACCGTGGCCCAAGGGCGTATCCGGCAACGCTGGCCGTAGTGCCAAAAAGCCGCTCCAGATCGCCCTCGAAGCAGAGCTGGAATCTAAGCCAGAACTGCTACGGGCGATGGTCCAAAAGGGCCTGAAGATGGCATTGGAGGGCGACTTCCGGTACTGGTCAGCGATCTGGGACCGGATGGACGGCAAGGTGACGACGAACATCGAAATCAGCGATAAACCCGCAATCGACTGGGCAAGTCTCGATAATGAGTGCGACACACCACCACGCAAAACAGTTAATCCCAAGGGGCCTAAACCGCTTCCTGCAAGCGGCGACACCAGCACACCAGTGGTCGCCAGAACACTTAGCGGAATGCCGCCGGGCGCTGGACAGGGTGACGACCGGTGACTGCAAACGGTTGATGCTGTTCCTCCCGCCCAGGCACGGCAAGAGCGAGCTGGCAACGATCCATTATGCTGCTTACAGGCTATTGCTGGATCAGAGTTTACGGGTGATCATCGGGGCCTACAATCACTCGCTGGCATGCACTTTCTCGCGACAAACACGCCGGATTGCCAAGGAATTCGGTTTCGAGTTTTCCGACGACCAAAACAAACAAAACCAGTGGTCAAGTGAACACGGTGGTGGGCTTTATGCGGTAGGTGTCGGATCAGGTGTTACCGGATATGGTGCCGACCTGGTCATTATTGATGACCCAACTAAGTCACGTGCCGAGGCCGAATCGCCCACCTATCGCACGCGGGTGATGGATTGGTACCAGAACGACCTGTACACGCGACTGCATCCCGGCGCTGCGGTGATCCTGATCATGACCCGCTGGCACAGCCTCGACTTGGCTGGCCAATTACTGGAACAGGCCAATGACGGTGGCGAGCAATGGGATGTGGTCAGCCTGCCTGCGATTGCTGAGGAAGATGACCTGATCGGACGTCATCCCGGCGAGGCACTCTGGCCAGAACGGTACAGCGTGGAAGACTTCGACCGGATCAAAAAGACCGTCGGTTCCTACGCCTTTTCCGCTCTGTATCAACAGACACCAACACCACGTGATGGCGGGTTCTTCAGGCCGGAATGGTTCAAGATTGTCGATCCATCACCGATACCACTCAACTCCAACTCATGCCGAGCATGGGACACAGCCGCAACGGTCGGTGGTGGTGATTACACTGCCGGTGTGTGGATGTGCAGGACCGGCGACATCTACCGAATCAAGCACGTTTCACGCGGGCAATGGTCGCCTGCTACCCGTCGCACAATCCAACGCCAGATCGCTGAGACTGATGGCCGCGAAACGATCGTCCACCTGGCACAAGACCCCGGCTCGGCGGGTGTCGATCAGGTCCAGCATGATACCCGCAACTTGATCGGTTATGGAGTCATCAGCAAACGGCCAACTGGCTCCAAAGAAGTGCGGGCGATGCCGATGGCCGCTGCTTTTGAATCCGGTTCGATTGAGCTGGAAAAGGGCGAATGGAACCGTGATTTCATTGACGAATTGTGCTCATTTCCAACCGGAAAACATGATGACCAGGTTGATTCCGCTGCCGATGCGTTCAGCTATCTCTCCTCAGTACAACCGTTCCGATGGGTGTCTTGACCACTATGCCAACACTGTTTGAAAACATCCGAGACCGGTTCACCAAGTCCGTGAGGGCTGGCGTTACTGCCAACACCGCTGATATTGCCGCCTCATCATGGTCTGTAGATATGATGACTGGCTTATCTAACGACTACATGACCCTCGCACGCCCTTACACACAAGTGAGCGTGGTTCAGGCAGCCATTCAGGCGATGCGACGCAACTCCACCAAAGCCATCATGCAAGTGGGCTATTGGGACGAGGACGGCGGGTTTATCCCGGTCGATCACCCTTTGCAACACCTCTGGCAGCGTCCATCACCGGGTGAATCAGATGCGACGGTGCTGGAGCACCTGTACGCCAGCCTATGCGATAACGGCAACGCCTATGTGCAAGTGATCACCAACACCGCTGGCAATGCCGTCACTGAGCTGATGCCGATACCATCGCCTTGGATCATGCGGCCGATCATGGGCGAATCTATTAACGAAGTGCTCGAATATCCAGTGATGGGAAGTGATTGGGGGCGTGCTTACAACTATTCCGTTCCAGCTGAATTGATGCTGGCGTACCGTCAAGGGCGGTCATCTTATGCTCAGAGTCGTGGCGTTTCGGTGCTCGATTCTGTTGTTGCTGAAATGGCGCTAGTGAAGATCATCGGTCAATACGAGACCACCGTACTGAGTCGATCCGGCGTGCCATCGCTGATTGTCAGCCTCAAAACGCTCGGCAATCTATCTGACCTGCAACTGTCGCAAGTCCAGTCCGACCTGGCACGGGCTGTGAGCGGTAAAGCAGTGGGCAGGCCGTTTGTTGGAACCAGCGAAATGGATATCAAAAGCCCCGGATTTTCGCCAAAAGATCTATCCGTCAGCGAAATGGCCGATTTAGCCACCGCCCGCATCTGTGGTGTGTTAGGATGGGCACCTATGAGTTTGAAACAGCCTGACACGGGCAAGACTTACAGCAACCTCGTCGAGGCCAACAAGGCGTCGTGGCGGGATGCTGTGATTCCGTTCCTCGACCTGGTGGCCGGTGAACTCACGCGACTCGTGCAAACACTGCCCATTGCCTGCGACGGCGTGACTTCGCAGCCTAACCCAGAACTGTGTGTGCGGTTTGACACCTCGCAAATTGAGGAATTGTCCGTTGATAGAAAAGCACTGATGGACATCGCCACGGCTGGCGTTGGGGCAGGAATCTTTACGATCAATGAAGCGAGAGCCACTTTGGGCCTTGGTGAGCTGGAGGAGGTTCCCGAGGCTGAGGCCGTGGAGCCTGAGGGACCTGCAGACACCGAGACACCTGACGCGGAAATGGAGGTTGAATAAATGGCCGGAACACACAACCTTGAGATTGAAGCCGGTGCATCATTCAACCGTTCGCTTCAGTGGAAGTCCGCTAACATCGCCGTCAACCTGACCGGATGCACGGCACGTTTGATGGTCCGCACATCTTACGCGGATGCCAACACGACTCTGTCACTCACTTCCCCATCGGCTTGCCTATCCATCGCCAACGCGACCACTGGAAACATTGCAATCAGCCTTGACCCTGCTGTGACTGCCAATCTGGTCAACGGCGTCTATGACCTTGAAGTCCTGTTTGGCAGCGGTGCGGTCACGCGGCTTTTGAGCGGCACACTGACCGTATCGCCGGAGGTGACACGTGGCTGATATCGTCGTAGTCACGGAAACCCGCGTCGATGTGGTGACGGTCACAGGCAGCGGCACAACCGACACCATCCAAGTGATTGGTGATAAGCAGATCGAAGTGCTGACGATGGGCGTACAGGGACCGCAAGGCCCCGGCTCAGTCCTATCGCCAGCGACCACCACCACTCTGGGCGGGGTCATTGTCGGTGACAATCTGTCGATCAACGCCAACGGGCTGCTGTCGGCTCAGGCGGGCGGTGTGACAGCGTTCAACGGGCGGGCGGGCAATGTTTCGCTGACGGCGAACGATGTTTCCAATGTGGCGGGCGGGCTATATTTCCCGCTCGCTTCGGGTGTCAATTCCGGGATTGTGAATGTTCCGACCATTATTCCTGTGAACACGACCACCACGCCGAACACCACGCGATCCATTTATGGTACTTCGAAGCTGTTTACGGCAGGATCAGTGCAGTATCAACAGTATGCCGGTATTTCAAACCTTACGGGTACAGTAGGCACAGCCCTCGTGATGGGATCGCGTTATTATGATTCAACGGACTCGAGAAATTCCGCTTTCAGACAAGCAGACTTGGATATATCCAGTGCTGCAATCAATCTCCGGTCAACCTTTCGCTATGCTAACGGAACAGCCTACCGCGATATGGGTTTTGGCACAAATCTACTTGGAATGACCTTGTATTACTATGATCCATTCATATCCTCTTCAATCGGGGTGTCAAATACCGGCGTTTTTATTCAGGGCAAATCATCAGTCGAACTGCCGCCTGGAGTTTCCGCTAACACGCCAGCAGGGATGAATCCGCTCCAAATCATGAACAAAGACACCTGCGATAAACTCTACGCACCCTTCGTTAAAATACCAGGTAACGGGACATGATATTCACCTCAAAACACAAAGGCGTGATCCAATCGTTCGCAGGAGCGGGAAACGGCACATTCTGTGTCGGTGGATGGCAATATTATGAAGCCAATCTCCCAACGGGTGAAGTGGATGCCAACGGGACCCCGCTTTACGCGATCTACGATATCCCGCAATCCACAGTGATGTATGCGGTTGACGACACGGGCGACGGTTGCGAGATCAAGATGACACCCGCAGGTTACAACCTTTCATCAGCCAACGCCACACTCGACAACGTCACAGTCTGGTCAGCCAACTCAATCCTGACTCGCGACTATGCCGACTCACGTTACGCCCCAATCTCAGCCACCATTGACGGCGGCACAGCCTTGACCACCAACACCGGCTCTTACGATGGCGGGAGTGCAATCACAAACTAATGGCACTAATACAAGTCAGACGCGACACCGCCGCAGCATGGACATCCGCCAACACCACGCTGGCATCCGGTGAAATCGGCTATGAGACTGACACCGGCAAGTTCAAACTTGGCAACGGGACGGCATGGACGGCACTCGGATACGCAGCCGCCAGAGCCTACAGCGACCTGACGGGGCCGCAGAATCTGCTGGACACCGAACTGATTCGGGCTAAACTTCGGGACTATTCCGAATCTGTCTCCAGCCCAACAATCTCATCTGGCGTGCTGACATTGAACCTTGAAACGTCGAATATCTTTACCGTCTCGCTCAACGCAGCGATCACCACACTGACCATCATCAACCCTCCTGCAAGCGGTTCCGGTGGCTCATTCACCTTGATCCTGACCGCTGACGGAACAGCACGGGCAGTGACTTGGCCAGCGGCTATCAAGTGGGCGGGTGGCACGGCTCCAACGCTGACATCGACATCTGGCAAGATCGACACATTTGCCTTCTTTTCGAGCGATGGTGGAACGACTTGGCAGGGTTACGTGGGAGGTCAAAACTACTAATGCTCTCAAATATTGTCAGGAATGCCACAAAGACGGCGACGGGCGGTTTACCCGTCTCAGGCTCCGCCCTCTGGCTGGACGCATCGCAGCAAAACACTCTGTTTACGGACGCTGGAACAACGCCAGTGACAACTTCAGGCCAGAGTATTTATCAGTGGAACGACCTGTCTGGAAATAGCAGGCACGCAATTCAGGCGACATCTGGCAACAGGCCAACGTGGTTGTCTCCCGCAAACGGCCAGAACAGCCTCGGCTTAGCGGATTTTAACGGAACAAGTTCGTACGTGTCGGTTGCCATACCGTTTTCGACGCCTTACACAGTGGTTATTGCACTCAAGATGACTCGCAATACGCAGGTTGACCGAATCCTAAACGCAACGGATCTTAGCACATCAACAACAAGGCTCTGGCTCGGGAGTTATTTAGGCAACTATGGAGGTCAGGTTTCCACGGCAAGCGGCTCGTGGAATGGCGGCGCTTTAACCTATTCTCCGACCACATCCATCTACAACACGTTTCTGCGTTTATATCAGACAAACAGCGGCACAAGTACAGGGCTTGTACCCTATGTGTCTGGAGTTGCATTAACGGGCGTTCAAGGTGCAATAACGTCGTTCACCAATCTAATTGTTGGCGCTGGCCCAGCGTCTCAATATGGCAGATTTACGATGGGTGAATTGATCATATATCCTTCGGTTTTAGGCTCTACTGATCTAACAGCTATCGGGACTTACCTGCAATCCAAATGGAGCATCCTGTAATGCAATTCTGCCAAGTCAAAAACGGTCAAATCAGCCCACCTCAAGTGTTGCCAAAAACATTCGCCAATGTCAGCAACTTCCACACGCTGGACGCTGACATCCTCGCGCAATACGGCTTCTACCCGTTCACGCCATCGGTTAAGCCGACAATCAATCCAGCCACAACACGACTGCTTCAGGCGTTGAAACTGGTAGGCTCGAAGGTCACCGAGACATGGGCTGTGGTCACGCTCACACCTGATGAGCAAATGGGCTATTTGAGGTCACAAAAGGCGATCCTCAAGCAACTCTTGGACCAGCACATGGATGCCCAGGTTGCACCACGCGATTTCGATTCTATTTCATCCGCCATCACATGGTTTGACAGTCCTATCCTGCAATGGGCCGCTGACGGGGTTGCCGCTAAATCGTTCAGGCAGAGATGCTACGAAGTTGCGTACAAGATCGAATCAGACGTGTTGGCGGGTTTACGGGCAGTCCCAACACCCGCCCAATTCGCCGCCGAAATGCCCGTGTTGTGGGCACCACCTTCAAATGCAAACGGGACACTATGAAAAAGTTACTGCTCCTGCTATTTCTTGGACTGCCGATACAAGGCTCGGAGATATTATTTGATAACCTTGCCGAGCCGATCACGGGGCTTGTCTACACGGGCAAAGACCAGTGGATATATCAGGCATTTAATTCTAAAGATTCCACTGAACTGTGGGATTACAGGCTCAATATTTATAAGCCAGCCGGATTTACTGGTTCGTTGTACCTGTCATTTTACGATCCCGTGCTGCAAAAGCCTGTGGACTGGTGGATAACCGAGATGCGATTGGAATACACTCCATCCGACCAAGTGAGCCTGATCGGGTTCTCCAACCTACCATTTTTCCACCTCGATATCCCGATGGTCTCGCACACAACTTATTACCTCGGTATTTCGGCAGATAATCCAATTGCGTGGGCGCAGAACGCAAGCGGCTTGTCACTTCAGATCACTGGAAACACCGTTCCAGAGCCTCGTACATGGTTGCTCGGCATCCTGTCAGCTTTGGCGATCCTCATAAGGTGCGTGAAATGAAATTCAGGACTGCTGCCACAAATTTCATCGCGTTAATCACCGCAGCTATTGTGCTGCTGTTGGTTGACCTTTACAAATGGCAGTCAGGCGGCACAACGTGGAGCGAGGCAATCTGGGAAGTCAATCAGCACAGCCTCAGCTTTGCTCTCGGAGTGGGAATCGTCCTGGGCCACTGCTTCACGGTTCCAAAGGGGCTGAAATGATTATTGCAATTGCAACTATCCTGCTCACGTTCGCCCCACCCTTTGAAGCCAAAGTAATCGCCGTTTACGATGGCGACACGATCACCGTGCGAACCGACGAAACAATTAAAATCAGGCTGGACGGCATTGACGCGCCTGAATTGAAACAACCATTCGGACAGGCCAGTAAACAATCCCTATCAGGACTGGTGTTCGGCCAAACCGTCACCATCAAGCCGGGCAAAAAAGACCGTTACGGGCGACTGCTGGCACGAGTTGAAATCGCTGGCAAAGATGCCAGTCTGACGATGGTCGAAACTGGCATGGCCCATTGGTACGAACAATACGCCAAACGCGATACCCAATTACAATCCGCTCAGACACAGGCCAAGACAGCCAGCCGGGGCTTGTGGTCAGATCCCAATGTGATTGCACCTTGGGAGTATCGCAAGAGACCGAAACCGCAAACGAAAGGTGAAAAAAAGTGATCAAGGATATTTTGGGTCAGGTCAACTACGACCAAGCACGTTCAACAATCATTCGTGCTGCTATTGTGGGTGCTATCACAGCCGTCGGCGTGATCCAAGCGGATCTGCCTAAGATTGTAGACACAATCGCGCCGCTTGGAATTGCAATCACATTTGCAGTCGCCCAGCTTGCCCGTTACCTCGCGTCAGGCGATAAACTCCCACCATCACTGAGCTAACATAAATGCAACCGACTGATATTCCGGCTACTTCTGATTATTCCATTCTCAGTATGCCGTTGTACGGCGTATCTTCCATCTGGACGATTGCAGAAGTTGCAAATCGGCCGGAGGACTCAGTCGTGATTGCATTGATAAAGACAATCCCGGCCATCTTTATGGCGGCTGCGGGCGTAATTCAAGCGATCCACGTGATCCGCTTGAAACGTGAAAAAATGGCGATCGAAAAGGAGTTGAAGCTCAAAGAACTTGAGCGACGATTTCCCGATCCAGATTGACTTCGGGATGTCCCCGAAATCTGTTTCGGGAACATCCCTTAATATCCTCAAAAACAAGGCTCAACACATGCTCGCAGAACTCTTTTTCGTCACCGCTCAATCGTGTCAAAACGGTCAGTGTCCAACTACCGAGAAATCCTCGGTAGTTGCCACCACCGTGACTGTCATCAATGGGCCACCGGCGTGGCTGGCATTTTACGGACACAAGCAAAAGACCTACGGACGAGAGTACGCAAGACGCTTGCTACGACCTGTCAAAACCTGCTGCGGCGGGAAATGCAAATGACACCGAACGCAGCTGACGAGCGAAATAAAATGGGGTTCCCCGTGATCCCATTCGCGATCCTTTGGCCCCTGATCAGGCTGGTAGCCGTGCCGCTGATCCAGTCAGTTCTGCCAGCCCTACTCAGGCGAATCGCTGACACTCTCGATTCTGGCGAGCCGGGCACGATCAGTGCCGAGGAGTTGGTCGAGTTGGTAGAAGGTCAAAAGAATTCGATGCACGCAGTATACAAGGGGGAATGATGCGACGATTTCTGGCCGGATTACTTATGATCAGTGCATCCGCTCATGGTGCTGACATGGTGGCAACCTCCCTTCCAGCCATGTCCGAACCGTCCTGGGCGATCACCGATGG